TGAATGCTGAAAGAAGAATGAATTCCAATGTATATCTTGCCATTGACAATATTGGTAGTTTGGTATAAAAAGTGATGTTTCATTTCTTGATAGATAAATACTACATTATAATTTGGAGACACTATGTCTAAACAACAAATCCTCATTGAACGCATGTTGCCTAATAAGGCAAATCTCATTATTGAGGAAAATGCTAAAACCCAGTCATCATATCTTTCCGGAATTTTTATGGAAGGTGATATAACTAATGGCAACGGACGTATTTATCCCAAAGCTGAAATTTTATCTGCTGTTAACAATGTGAACAAGCGCATTGCTGAAGGTCTAACTGTTTACGGCGAACTTAACCACCCAGACAACTTAACCATTGATCTGAACAGTGTTTCGCACATCATTACAGAAATGCACATGGACGGTGGAAACGCCATGGGTAAGGCTAAGATTCTAAACACACCAAAAGGATTGATCGTCAAGGCAATTCTTGAAGGTGGTGGCAAACTTGGTGTTTCATCCCGCGGATCGGGTAATGTTGTTGAAGGCACAGTTTCTGGCTTCAGTCTTGTGACTGTTGACATCGTTGCTACTCCATCAGCTCCAAATGCTTATCCTAACCACGTTATGGAAGCACTTAACGGCGAGACGAAGGTCATGACGCTGGCTGAATCGATGGTCAATGATCCAAAAGCCCAAAAGTTCTTCAAAGAAGAATTGTTCAAGGCATTTGAAAAGCTTACTGGCCAGGTACTTAGAAAGTAATGAACTTAAAAGAGCTTTTGCTTGAAACGATGCCAGTCTCAAAAACTGGCGAAACGCATTATAGCAAAGGTGCTGGTTCGCTAGGCGAAGTTCTTGTAATTGATGACAATAATCCAGTCATTAAAGTTATAGCTAAAGCTCTAAGTATACCAGATGGATGGAAACTGAGGCAGGTAGAATCTGATTCAAAAGTTCCACTATACGCAGCATATAATTCAGGTGATCGATTAGTATTTTTTACAAGAAAAGAAGACTTTGAAGAGGACGACGAATGAAATTCTTACAAGACCTTTTAGCACTTCAAAAGAAGCCAGCTGAATCAAAAATAGTTGAAGCTAGAGCCGAAGAAGTTGGTGATTATCTTGATTCATTTATTGATCAAGAAAAAATGTATCACTTCGAAGGTCCTCGTGGCGTTCGTTATCTAGAACAGATCATCAAGACCCTTGGCTATCATGATCTTGACTATTTTCTTCAAGACAATTCAGGTTGTTTAGAAGTAATGATTGAATGGATTAAGAGCCAACGCAATCAAGAATGGGTTGATAGTATCAAATCTGAGATTCATGATCCAAATCTTCATGAAGATGCTACTACAGCAAATAAAGTTCGTATGCTTCGTACGCAACTTGATGCGGTGAATAAGCAATTAGATGTTAAGCAGCAATCTGGCCAAAAGGTTAGTGATACTGATCCACTTAAGAAGAAAGCATTACTGCTTCAGCAGCAGATCGATCAATTGAATGGTGAAGCTGTAACAGAATCTAAAGCAAAACAACCAAAAGAAGGTTGGTATATTGGCGTAGTTGGTACCGATAAAAAGTTTTTGCCTAAACATGGCCCATGCGAATCGTATCAAGACGCTAGAGAATCTGTTAAGTTCGGTCAAGCAATGGTTTATGGTTATAAAAAGAATGGCAAATTTGTTGAATTGAACAATGACGAAGATGACGAAGACGCTTAAAATAAATTCTGGCCAGTTGTAACCTATAAAGTTACCCAAAAATGACCGGCAGAAGCCTCGAAATAGGCTTCTGCCGGTCATTTTCATTAAAAGTTTGATGAATTTTTAGCTCGTTGCTAAATATCTATGCAATAACTCAGATGATCGCATAAGATTATCTTAACCCGGAGAAAGCAAACATGGATGAAATCCTCAAGAAACTGCTTGATTCCGATCTCTTGTCTGAAGACACCAAGACAGAACTTTCGGCTCAGTTCAAAACTGTAGTTGATACGTATCTTGCCGAGGCCCGTTCGACGCTAGAAATCGAGATTCGTTCTCAGTTGACGGAACAACACGTCAAAGCGGAAGAAGAGCTTGCAGTGTCAGTCAACAGTAAAATTGATGATTTTCTTACTTCCGAACTCGATGAGCTCAAGGAAGACATTAACAAGTTCCGCGACCTCGAAGTTGAGTATGCAGAAAAGCTTGTTGAAGAAAAAGAAAAGCTTGCCGAAATGTTCGGTGAACAACTCAATCAACTAGTTGACAAGCTAGATGCTTTCCTCGAAGTCCGTGTTGACGAAGAGATGGCTGAACTCAAGGAAGATATTGATTCAGTTAAGAAGCTCGAGTTTGGCCGCAAGATTTTTGAAGCTATGGAAGCAGAATTCAAGTCATTCCGTAAGGAAGACATGAGCACTGTAGAACAAGAGCTAGCTGAAGCAACCGATAAGCTTGCAGATGCACAGAACAAGATTCAAAAGATGGAAGCATCGAGACTGGCTGAAGCCCGTTCTACGAAGCTTGAAGAATTACTGTCACCACTAAGCGGAAACGCTCGTGAACAGATGAAGATCATTCTATCGAACGTTTCGACAGAAAAGCTTGATGAAGCCTTTAAGGTATACATCGGCAAAGTCTTGAAAGAGACAGTTGAAGCTAAGAAAGATGAAGCACCTGTGGTAGCAATCGTTGAAGATAAAACACCAAAGACCCCGTCTAAGGTTTTTACCGGCAATGAAGAAGTACTAACAGAAAATGAAGTAAAGCCAAATGCCCAGGTCAACCGTATGCGGTTACTGGCTGGTGTCAAATAAACTAACTGGAGCCAAAATGAAGGAACTCTTCGAAAACTGGCAAGAGACTAAGACTGCCCTCCTGGAAGGTCTTGATGCTCGCCGCGCTGCCATCGTTTCTACGGTCCTGGATAACCAAGCCAAGTACCTCTCAGAAACTGCTGGAGCAGATGTAACATCCGTCGGTAACGTCGGATCATTCCAAAAGATCATTTTACCAATGATCCGTCGTATCATCCCTGGTACGATTGCTACTGAAATTGTTGGTGTTCAGCCAATGACCGGTCCTACGGGTCTAGTCTTCTCGCTGCGCTTCACCTACAAGAACACAGCAACAACAAGCGAAACTCCTGGCGGCGATATTGCTGTCAACGACGAAGCTTTCGGTAACACATCGAACACAGCACCATATGCATCCAAGATGCGTCGGTTCTATTCGGGTGGTGTAACTCCTCCTGCCTCTGGTGGTCTCTACGACGCTTCTGGTAACAACATCGGTGGTGCTTATACACCAGCTGGTAACTTCTCGCTTGCATCAACTCCGCTTTCGGGCGAAGGGCAAGACGTAGTTGACTCGGAATCTTTCCCAGGCCGCGGTATGGGTCTGCAAGTTCTCCGTCAGCCAGTTATCGCTAAGACGCGTAAGCTCCAAGCTAAGTGGACAATCGAAGCTATGCAGGACTTGTCCTCACAGCACGGTCTTGACCTCGAAGCTGAAATCACACAAGCTCTGTCCGCAGAAATTGTGCACGAAATTGATAATGAAATCGTTACCGACCTGATTCGTCTGGCCGGAACAACTGAAACCTTCGACATGAGTGGAGCCTTCACGGGTGTTCCTCACTACGTTGGTGATCGCCATGCTATCCTCGGAGTGCTGGTGAATAAGGTTGCAAACGAAATCGCTGCAAAAACACGCCGTGGTGCTGGCAACTTCATCGTTGTTTCTCCACAAATCGTATCGGTTCTTCAATCAGCTGCTAAGTCGGTGTTCGCACCAGCTGTCGCTGGCTCGTTCGAAGGTCCTAACAACACCCGTTTGGTTGGCGTCTTAAATGGCACAATCAAGGTATACTCGTTCTTGTTCAACGCTTCCTTCGGAACTGTTGCTTCATTATCGTCAGTACCAGGCGGCGCAACGGCTTCTTCGGAAATCGTGTTGGTCGGTTACAAAGGCGGCAATGGCGAAACGGATTCGGGTTATTTCTACTGCCCATACATTCCGCTCATGACTTCTAACACTGTTGTAGATCCAACGACTTACAACAACCAGTTAATGGTTATGACTCGCTACGGCAAGGTAACGTTCGTTTCGAACAGCACCTCGCTTGCAAACAGCGCTGACTACTACGGTAAGATCGTTGTTAACAACTTGACATTCGTCTAAATCCAAGCGGCTTCGGCTGCTTGTTAGATGAAATTCTAAAAGCCACCCAACGGGTGGCTTTTTACATTTCGCTCCTAAATAAAATATGCTTTTATTTGAACTTAGCCGCTCGTCTCCTTTATATCATTGGCTTGATAGCAATAAAATTAAGCACGTATTGGCTCATGATGAAATGCTTGGCAAGTGGGAACACTATATGCCAGTTGAAGGAAAAACTTTTCAAGGAAATTCATTAAGTAGAAATTCTAGACTTGATTTAACTCATACTAACGTAAGATTTACATTCAACCAAGCTAAGTTAGCAGCAAGATTCAAAATTATACCGGTAGATGGCAGTTATGTGTATCATGGTAAAGGTGTACATGCTATGACAAACCCCATCGATAAAAAAGCTAGATTAAAACATTTAGATCATATGCGTGATCGTACATTTCAAGCTGATCAAAGCAACTATTCTGAAGAATTTGTAATTGGTGATATCAAACAAGTACACTTGTACATTGATGAAATAAAAATTGTGAATAAAAATAGACTTCATTATATTACTAAACCTGACATAAATGAAATCAAAGCTTACGCAGAAAAATTCAATATAAAGTTTGTACCTAAATAATCATTTTTAGGACTCCTATGTTAAAAGATATTGCACTTGGATTCGGTTGGACGTTTGCTACTCTGTATGCAACATGGTTCTTCTATCTTGCAGCTATGAATTTAATTCGTGCTAAGGATGCTGGAACTTTAAGCTTACCATCGAAAATTCTAGGCTGGCCGATTGTCGTGGTTGGAATCACGATTGACATGCTAGTAAACTTGATTATCATGACAGTTCTGTTACTGGAAATTCCAAAAGAATGGCTGGTTACTGCACGCTTAAGTCGTCACATTAAGGATTCTACTGGATTTCGTAAAGCTATCGCAGTTTTTATTTGCACAAAATTGTTAGATACTTTTGATCCAAGCGGAACACATTGCCACTAAATGTGTTATAATAGCCAATCCAATCAAAAAGGATTGTTTTGGCTAAAGATCAAAGATTCAAACGAGAAAAAGCTGCTGAAGCAAAAAACGAGCAACTTGCCCGATTGAAGCAGCTGAATAACTCGGAAATGAAAGTTCCGCCTAAAGCAAGTGTTGACACCTTGCTCGGCCGAGCCAATCGTGAACTTTCTCACTTTATTACTGTTTATCCTCCTATTCGCCCTATCGAGGGCATTCGTTCTATCAAGTCTAAAGACCTCGGTCGGGTCCGGCTTATCGTTGCAACTCATCTGTACGGAAAGTACAAGACTCCTGTTTGCTTGCAAAATGCCTTCTTGGAATCTAAGAAGGAACAGACTTACTCTTCACGAATAACACTCGCGGAAAATCATGCTACCGAATACGTTTCTAGCAAGACTAACAGTCTTACTGAATTGAAGCGCGAATGGTTTATTTGCGTTGCTCGTGGTGGTTCTCTGTACAAAGAACAAACCAAAGGCTACCTTAGCAAGCAAGAAACCCATAGCTTCTTGAATAGCAACATCGATAGCTTTCAAGAAGCTCTTGTTTACGCGGTTGCTATTCAATTCAAAAATTCAAAAATCGCTGCCCGCCTCAGCCATACAAAACTGTCACGTATCGATGAAAGCATTAAGTGGCTTAAGGAAGTTAAGTATCGTGAAATGATCGATTTCTTCTGTCGTCATCCAGATCTCGAGCTGACAGAAATCAACGATTTGATCGACTACTTGGAATTTGCATACGGTCAACGTAATGCGGAAGGAAAGACCTGCTATTCATTGTATGGCCGTACCTTTGAATCTGTAAAGCGGGCTTCAATTGAATGGCACCGCACGGTTAGCAAATTCAAAATTGGATATGAAGAGTGGGACGGATTCGATATGGAAAATCGAATCTACACTGATGTTGATGGCATTGAATGGTCAATGACACAACTCCTCAATACCAAAGATCTTACGGAAGAAGGCATCCGGCAACGGCATTGTGTTGCTGGATACTACGGCCGTTGCAAAAATGGCAATGTTTCAATTTGGTCTCTTCGGAATCAAAATAAGCGGGCTCTTACCGTTGAACTTACTGAACGTAAAACAGTTGTTCAAGCCCGTGGTACTGCTAATCGTGATGCCCGACCAGAAGAATTGAGAATCTTGAAATTCTGGGCGCAAGAACAACAAATTAGCGTAAATCTTGGCAGATACATGTAATTTTGATTGAAAGTGTGTTATAATACATTATCCGATCTAGTAAAGGATTTGAAAATGAGTTATAACCCTGAAGTTCAAGCTGATCGTCAAGTTCTTGCTACAGAGCTTGAAAAGGTTTTTAGCACTGCGAAATTCAAATACGTACAAAAAGCAGGCTGCAATGAAGATCTTTATGTGTTTGAGGTTCCCCAGATTCCTGGCGTAACAATCAATGTCTACAGCACGATCGTTCGCAACTTGACAACCGGTCGTTCAGAAGTTCGCATGAACGGTGCTGATGCAATCCGTATCACTACGGTGTATGAACGCAAAGACGGAAAGTTTATGCAGCTTTTCAAGGGCGGCAAAGTCAATCGTACTGGCGAAGTACGAGGCGTTTGCGATCGCACCCTTTCACAAATGCGCAATGCATTTACTACACTTCGTGATCGTTCTAAGAA